GAGAGAGAGATAGGGGTTTGTCAAAAGGACTATTAATGCGCGGTGGGCGTCACTCCACTACTTGGATTCGCGCGGCGAACGGTTCCTTCTTAGCTTCCCGTCGCAGGCCTGCTGGTTGCTGATTTCAATCAGCGACTTGGCCCTCCATGGGACCAGCGTTGGCCAGACGCCCATTTAGGCGTCGATGGGCGCATCGCACTCCACAATCTTCCTCAAGATGGGGGAGTCGATGGTTTGACCTGCTTTTGCAACTTTGTATAGGTCGAGAATGTGTTGTTCAGTAGCCTTGAGACTGAGACCATAGATCTGGTAGAACATGTAGGCAGCACGGGTCTCATCCATGTCATAAGACGTCGTGGCAACGAGATGCCACTCCATAGGAGGAACGTATTTCGACGGGCCGGGACCGTAACGGTCGCTGAACAGGGCCCAAACGATACGGAGAATGGGGACATGGTGCCAGGAATGCTGAACGCTGGCAAGAACACCTCGAACGTACTCATGATCGGACAGATTGTCTGGCTTGTCGCACGTGACGAGGAACTTCGACAAGACGCGGCCGGGCTTGGGCCCAAGGACACGGCCACGCATACCAGTGACGGGCCAAGCACGACAGGAGTAGAATTCCAGGCGGTCGATGTCGCGGATATTGGCCTTCTTCTTGAGACCATATGCGACGCCATAGGCGGTCCAGTCGGGATGTTTCGCTTTCTCATCGAGCTTGCCTGACTCGTACATCCTTGCCAGTTCATGGGTGCGCTTGACTTCAGGCAGCGGAACATGCACGTTCAAGAGGCCTAGACCTGTGCCAGCGAGATCCTTGATTTCGCATGCGGCCGGGCCTAACAGCTGGCTATGGGCATCCCACCATTTAGGAATGGGAGGAGCTCGATAGCCAGACTGATTGAGATGGGCGATAAGAAGGTCGTCGCCGCCGGCCCAGATTTGGCAGTTGTACGGATGGTTGTCAGTCTTGGAGGCCAGAAGCTGTTTCGGAGTGGTGGAAGTGGCCATGCAATAGGCGAAAAGGGCGTCAAAGCCGCCAGTGTGCAGTGTGTTATTGACAGAAGTGACGCCGTCGCCGGACTTTCGCCGACCGTGAGCCATGAACCACAGACCGTGCTTGGAGAACCCGCTGACGTTGCTCATACAATTGACAAGCTCATACACGCTTGGATATCCAGAGAGGGGGAATACGTCGTCGGCGCCGAACCGTTTCATGACGGAAAGCTCGAGCTCAAGATGCACATTGGTTAGACTGGAGTCGAAGCGGGACGTATCACAGTCAGCAAACGTGTAACCAAGCGACGCGTAGAAATCCATGGTGGAGCCGAGAATGTCGACTGGGACGGAGCAAGCAAAGGTGATGTAGTGAGTGGGAGACCAGATACGCTTGATGGCATTTTGAAAGGCAAGGACCCAGGGGCCGACCAAGACGCGGTAATGGGGCAAGGCTGAAGTGATGCACCGGGGGTCGGCTTCCTCGCGGCCGACAAGGGAATCTGAATTCTTGGTCTCGCGCTTCACGAAAATGCTACGGCGAAAGAGCTGGTGGTAAAAGTCGGGCTGGGCCGTGAGCTGCTTGTAGGCTGAGTCAAGTTGCGGGGCGTCTTTTTGGCCCTTGATCCAGGATTGACGGGTATAAGGACGGACCTCGGACCAGCCAGGAAAGATGTCATCGAAATAGAAATGGACCCAAGCATGGATAAGCTGCGCATACTTGAGGTCGATCTCGATGGGCACGGACATCTGCCGATTGCGAAGAGCGCGAAGCTCATTGTCGGCATTAGAGGCAAAGACGCGGGGAACGAAGCCAGCGACGACAGGCCCGAGGCACTCAGACACGCCGGGACGCTCACCAGTAAACCAAAACTCGGGGAGCTCGATGCGGCCGCCGTGACGCATTTCTTTGAGCTCCGACTTGGAAGTGATATCGGACATTGAAGTGTAGTCCGTAGTATGTGGAGAAAATCCAAGCCGGTGCTGCCACGATTCGGCAACAAGGGGACGGGCTTTTTGACGGTAGCGGGGATTTCCTCGGGCGAGGTGGGCCTTAGCGAATAACCAACAAGCGGCGGCTAGAGCTAGAAGAGCGAGCCACAAGGGGTCAGCGCTA